TGTTGTCCTCCTGAAAAAAGAGGGGTCCCTTTGGAGGACCCCTTTGTGTAGCTTAGTGTTTAACCAGCTAAACCAACGATCAAGCCACAACCAGTTGGGTTGCGAACTTCTAGAGAACATTCCTCTACGATCTGACCAATAGTACTGTCACCAGCCTGACCAACTTCAGTCTCATGAAGAGCACGAAGGGTAGCGATGTTGTACCACTGTGGATCATATACTAGTGCAGAGTAATCTGCAGCGTTAGTAGTAGCGCCAGAGCCAGTGTTATGAGCCAAGCCCATTACGTAGTTAGGAACGATCTTGATAGTACCGAAGTCACTATCATAAAGTTCAACTGATTGACGAAGCTTACCGCTGTCATCGATGTTACGAGATACGTTAGAACCAGCTGCCTGTGCTTTTGCAGAGAACTTACGCTTGTTCGCAGGTGAAGTCATCATTACAGTAGCTTTGCCACCTTCCTGATAAATAGTCTGCATTGCATCATCAACGTTGCTCAATTCAAGAGCAAGCAAGTTAGCATCAGAAGCGCCACGAGCGATAGTACCAACGGTACCAATACCAGTAGTTGATGGAGCAACATAAGCTGCACCAGAAGCTGCACCAGCGTTAACAACGTTTACGTTGGTAAATGCCTGATAGCCACCCATAGTACGAGTGCCTGAACCGTTAGAACCGTTCCAGCTGTGTACTAAGTCATGCTCAACGTCACGACGAAGCTCAGTGCCACGCTTCTTCAACTGGTATGCGTACTCGTCTGCAACGCCAGCTTGATCAACTGCTCGCTTAGAACCAGATACTTCAACAGTCTTAGAGTTGATCTGAGTGTAGTTACCTAAACGTGTACGTACAGGCTCAGCAGACTGTGCTGCGTGAGTAGTAGCGTAAGAAGAACCTTCAGCAACTTGGTTAGAACCCGGTGCTGCTAGCTCGTCAGTAGTCCATTCGTGAAGGATACCTTTAGACTTAGTCTTGCCGATAGATGAATAAAAAGGTGTCTCGTCACGAGTGATCATGCTAATAAAGTTAGCTAAGTCTTCGCGTTCTGATACGCCTACGCCTGATGTGCCAGCTGCCGCTTTTGGGCCAGCTGTTTGGAAGTTACGTCCTGCCATGATAAATATTCCTTATAAAATAAAGTAAAAGTTAAAGGATTAGCTGAACTTGGATAGGTTCTTGAGGAATGATAGTTGATCCTCTTCTGAACCTGTACCAGTCAGAACCTTGTTACGAACCGCAGTAGTTGCTTTAGCTTGCTGAGAGTTCCGTGTAGGGCCTTTCTTAATAGGGGCTGACTTAGCTTTAGGCGTTGCCTTACGCTTAACAGCTCCCTTAGTAGCCTTCTGCTTCAGCTTACGGTAGTCATCAATGAACTTGATAACATTAGCGTCTGCGATAGTTGATAGGAGTTCCTGAGGAATCCCTTCTTCTACTGCAAATGCTTGGATAGCTGCTGCATCTTCTTGGAATGATGGTACAAGCGTTGCAATATCAGTGCTGAACTTAGTCGAGAGTTCCTGTTGACGGAGTTCAAGCTGAGCTTGTTGTTTCTCCTGTACAGCAGTAGCCACACCTTCACGCTTCTTTCGGGCGTTCCAGTAGGCATCTTGAGCAGTCTCACGCTGATCTTTTAGTTCTGAGAGTTCATAAGTGTTACCTTCTTTACGGGCTGTCTTAATCTTCTCATCGAAGTCATGGTACTCAGCTGCAAGTGCGTTCTCTTCACCTTGAAGTTGCTCTTGTAGTAATGTAGCCATGCCAGTTAGTTCTGTAAGCTTGGACTCTTGTTCAGTCTCAAACTCCTTGCGTTGTTCACTAATCTTGTTTCCCTTTTTAGACAAGCTTTGATCAGTCGCGTAACCTTTGCGGAGCTCTTCAAGAGTTAAGTGTTGCTCAACTCCATCAATCTTAACTGGAACCTTATAGTCCCAATCAATGTCCTCTTCTGTGAGTAAGTCGGTGTCTTGGGTAGATTCATCATCATCCTCTTCACCATCTTCTTCATCTGAAGCGTCATCATCTTGATCGTCTGTTTCGTCTTCCTCTGTATTGTCTTCAGTGGGCACTTCATCTACAGAATCTTCCGGGTCAAGCTCTACATCGTCTTCTGGTAGATCAATCTCAATACCTAAATGTTTGGCCATTGGCCCCATCGGTACTGGAATGTCATCAAAACTCTGTGGTTGTTGACCAGCATTGAAAGCAGCGTCATCTCCGTTGGAGGTAGATGCTGGAATGTTTTCGTTGCTCATAATTTGTTATCCCTTATAGTCCTCATTTACTTGGTCTTACTCTTAGCTTGTCCTGCAACGGGAGCCTTATTTATCACCTTGGGGATATTAAGGATGTTGTCAGGATGGCCTACGATCTTATCTTGCACGAAGGTTAGTGCGGATGACATTGCTTGTAGGGTACCAGCATGTAATCGGCTCTTCTCGTGGCCTCTCCCCATCTCTCGGATTAGGGATACTTGGGATCGTTGTAAGTCTAACTCAGCTTTATGGAGTTCTTCTAGCGTATTAGTTGGAATCATTATCTTGTTCCTCATCTTCTAAATGTGATTGATCAATGTACTCTTGGTTGAAACCGTAAGTCTCTATCTGAATCAATCGTTCTTTAACGGAGCCTAAGCCCATAGCCACATGGTAGAGATATTCTCTTTCCTTGGTGCAGTGTGCCTCCGTGTTTAGCCACTTCATAAATAGATCTGATAGTATGTCGCCATACGCTTCAGTAAAGAACTCATCTCTCTCTTTCTTAGAGAAAGTAGCCTTTGCTAAAGCAGTCTTGGCATCCGCGAATGGTCCCGGACGGTAGTTACCATCAGACTGAAGTTGTGGTTTGACCTTCTTGTCAATGCCATCTTTATACTTCTTCATCTGTGTTAGTCTCTTTGTTAATTAGGTTTGGGGTCTATTATGTAGACTGAGACCCCATGCAGTCAGATACAGTATCACCCCCTTATCCAAGTACTCCCGGAGGTGCTCCCATAGGGGCCTCTTCAGGTGCAGTTGGGGCAGCTGTTGCTCCAGCAGTAGTAGTCATGACGTTAGCCACGAGTGCTTGTGCCTTTGCATACAGTGTGTCAATGTTAGTTTTAGTGGGCATAGGCTGCTGTTCTTTACCAGCATCTAAGGCTAACTTCGACCATTCCTGTTCAGACTTATCTAGTGCAACCATAAGTTGCTTAAGATTATCTTGAATGGCATTCTGGGCTTGTACGTTTGTATAGTCAATGTTAGCTTGCTGTAAATCTACAGCTAACTTCTGTGTCAACTCTTCGAGCTTCGAGGCTTTCGCCTGAGCTTCCTGATCACGCTTCTGACCTTCTTCAGCTTTAGCCTTAAACTCATCTGTGTTGATATCAATAAGATAGTCAAGAGGGTCTAAGCCTAGCGCATCAAACGCTTGTACTGCAATAGTGGAAGCTGCAGTTGGAGCTACAACAGCACCTGCACCAGCGTCCCGAAGGGCTGGCAGGATTTGTTGGCCTATCATTTGTAACTTCTGTAACTTGGTCTGATTACTGGCATCACCAACATCTGCTTCTACAGTCATGTACTCGATTCCGGGTAGATCATCTATGGACACATCGAGATATCGTTGATTGCCTGTGTAGTTTCCTACAGACCCACCACGCATTTCCTTACGCATTGTCTTGTAGATACCTTCAAGGAGTTCCCGTCCACCGGTTTCCATGAATCTACGAGCAATGAACTGGATGCGTAGCTGTGCAGCGGACTGCACTTGTGACACCTTAGCTTCTGAATTACCAGACACATATAAGGCATCGTTAAGACCTTGGGCTGCTTTTGACAGTCCAGTGGCTTGTTCTTTATGACCTTGCAAGAACTGAAGCAAGGGTACTGTACCTGTTGAGATCTGCTCAGGAGGCAGAGATGCAACTGCACCTTGTGGGTTACCATTGGATGCAATGATCTGCTTAGGCTTCATGTTCTGCAATGCAGAGAAGTCTACTACGTTGGGGTCTGCAATCTTAGGTGCATAGTTTGTCAAGTAAGTGTTCTCAACAAAGCCACGTAAGATAGCTGTAGACGCCAGTGTAGATGGTCTGACCATATCTGACATAGACAAACCTTCAAGCTCGAAGGGGATCTCGAACGGTGTGAAGGTGGCTACTTGGATATGATCTGCATCATCCTCATAAAGGATAGTGTCACCCACCCTGACAACGTACTTAAGTTCAGCAATACCATCACCATCACGGTCAACGTATACCCAACAACGGAGTACAACAGCTGACTCAGTGGCTTCTAATTGGTTGTCATCGTTAGTACCTAATAGTAGGGTCGTACCGATAGCCATCTTACGTGCGCTTGAATCTGTGTTAGAGAAGTTAACAGTACCTTCTACCGTTGACCAATCAACAGCTTCAGCCTTCTCAGGCCAACGCTCTCGGATCTCTGACCGTGTCATCTCTTCTTCAAATCCTACAAAGGATGCATCGTGTACACCTGTGGCTCCTCTGCTGACTCTTAGGGTCTCAGGTGGTACAGCTGATACAATTACTTTGTTGGTAACTTTAGTACGTTTAAGGCGTACATCAAGGTAGTTACCTGATTGTTCATCTAAATAGATATCACCTGTTGTGGTAATCTCTGGATCTGCCAGTAGTACATCAAGTGCAGTACTGTCGATTGTTTCATACTCTTCAAAGGAGATCTTTTCCTCTGCTACGTATGACCATGTCACTGCAGATAGCTTCCACATCAAGGCTGACTTAAGCCATGTGTTCATAACAGACCAACCTCGGTTCTTGGCGAACAAGCAGTGGTTGATCAGCTCTGATGCTGCAGTAGCCTTATGGTAGGCCAATGGCGTACGGTCATATGCTTTAAACTTGGCTAGTTTGTTATTGTCAAACAGTAGCTCAGAGAGTACTGCGGTGTAACCTTCAATAGCTTCAACTGTGTCTGACGATACAATACGTGATACACCTTGAGGTTTCAGGTGACCCTGAGGAATCATTGCGTATTC